GAAAGGTTGAGCACCAAGAACTCTGTAAAGAGTTTGGCCACATTCAAGAGAAGCACAGTAGTCAACGTTCTCATCAGGTTGGACAACCCAGATAAGTTCCTTGACAGGGTGGTTGAAGTTAAGCTTGATCTTGTTGGAAGAAGATCCAACAGATTCATCACCAGTGAATTGAAGTTGCTCAATCAAATACTCGTGAGGGTTTTGGGCCATTCTGCGTCTCTCATCGGTGTCAAGGAAGACATAGTCGACATAAAGAGAAGCAGCAACAAGAGATTGGTTGTAAGCAGTGGTGACCTTGGCAGATCCAGATCCACAGTTAGAAGAGTTAAGGGTCTTGACAGCCCATAAGCACTCATCAATAGGTCTGATATCAAGGTTGATCTTGACTTCGTGGTATTGAAGAGCAATAAGAGGAAGGGCAAGTCCAGGGTTGCGGCAGTACCAGAATTGGAATGGAACATAAAGAGTGGTCTCAGGAAGAGCGTTACGAGGAGCGCATACTTGACGAGGAGCGTTGGACTCACAAGGACCATCAACATCATTGAAAGAAGGATCAGTGATGTAAGTTAATTGAGTGGTGTTACCAACCATCTTGTAGTATCCGCGTTGTTGCTCGGAAGTAAGAGTAAGTTGGTTCCAGATGTGCATCCAGTCACCATATTGACGGTCAATTCTTTGTCCACCAATCTCAACCTCAACTTGAGAGATAAGTTGCTCTCCAGGGAAATCTAACCAACGGGCATAAACACCGTCATTACCAGATCCGCTAGTGTTGTTCATTTGTTGGTTGATCTCAGGAAGAGTTACTTGAAGATAGGTTCTGTAAGCAAGATCACCGTTTCTGCTGATGGTGCAGGTTACTCTGCGTCCGAAATCAGCTTGTCCGTTGAATGTTTGCTCAATGGACTCCATTGCGAAGTTAGTATGTCTTCTGTAAGAGACTTTCCAGAAAGTAATTTGAGGGTTGCCAGTAAGATATACATCTTGGGCACCGTAAGCTACGAGTTGCATTAATCCACCTCCCATGGTTATAATATTGCTAAATATTTTTTTTTTCCGACAAAATTACTTTTATCTACATTAAATTATTTAATTAAATTGAAATTAAAGTTGTCCTTCAAGAATGTATTAATATAAGAATCTGAAAATATTTCTTTTTTACCTTCATGATTTTTATAAAAAGTATATTGGTTATTAGATTTTTTAATTGTCCATCCATTATTTAATCCATTAAAAATAAAGGCTAATATATATTTGTGTTTGTTATCTGTTATTATATTGCCCGATACTTGTAAATTATCTAAAGTATAAATTTTGGAAGATTGATTTGAAATAATATAACAATTATCTTTTTTTTTTATTTTCCATTCATTTTCTAAATATTCATTTAAATAATTCATTAGGTTTACTGTCTTAGGATTCAATTTTTCAAAATCAAAACTATCAATATTTATTTTCATTTGTTAATTAGAGAGAAAACATAATGAAAAAATTAACTTGAAATACTTTTTAATTAAATTATATATTAAATATAATCTAATTTATTAACTATATTAATGCCATCTTTTAAACATAAGACAAATAAAAAAATTGTTTTGGATGAAAAAAGCATAATCACTTTGGATAGCAAACATAAAGAAATTGAAAAGGAATTTGAAAAGGAAAAACATGATATAATTCCAGATTTAAGAGCAAAAAAAAGATATTTTACTAAATTACTTGAAAATAATTTACCTATTGAACAAGAACTAGAAGTAAAAGATAAAATACTAGATATAAATAATCAAATTAAAGAATTAAAAGCTAATAAAAAAAAATATTATTTAAATAATAATAAATATATCTTTGATTATTTTGAAACTAAAAAATCTGTTTCTTTAGATAATAATAAAACTAAATTATTAAATTCCTTTTTTAAAATTAAATCTGAAGAAGAAAATATACAAACAAATGAAAATAAAGATAACATCCAAAAATATCTCTCTAATCTTGATGAATCTTTTATTGATATAAATAAATTTATTTTTGAAACTGATATTTGTCAATTTTGTAAAAAGGGTGAATTAATTCCTATTGATCATGAAGGTATAATGGTATGTAATAATTGTTATAAACATATTCAATATTTAGTTGAAAATGAAAAACCTTCTTATAAAGAACCTCCTAAAGAGGCTTGCTTTTATGCATATAAAAGAATTAATCATTTTAGAGAAATATTAGCTCAATTTCAAGCTAAAGAAACAACACAGATTCCTGAGGATGTATTGGAAAATATCAAAAATCAAATTAAAAAAGAACGCATTGAACTTAAAAGTTTATCTAATAAAAAAGCTAAAGAAATATTGAAAAAATTAGGATACAATAAATATTATGAACATATTCCTTTTATTAAAGATAAATTAGGTATTAAACCTCCCGTTATGACTCCTGAACTAGAAGATTCTTTATGTAATCTTTTTATGGAAATTCAAGCTCCCTATGCAAAATTCTGTCCTGATGATAGAGTTAATTTTTTAAATTATTATTATACTGTTTATAAATTATGTGAACTATTAGATCAAACTCAATTTCTACCTTACTTTCCTATGTTAAAAGATAGAGAAAAGCGTATTGAACAGGATGAAATCTGGAAAAAAATCTGTGAAGAACTTAATTGGGAATTCATACCTACTATTTAAAAAAATTGAAGTTTTTTTTTCATTTATTTCTCTCTTATCAATCTTTCTTATTTGATATATAATCATTATGGTTTTACATCCACTTGCTCAAATTTTACCACAAGTCCTAGTTAATGAGATATTTTCATATGATCCCCAACATAGGGAATATATGAAAGATGTTATGATTGATCTCTTGTTTGCTCATCATAAATGGAATATGAGTTTTGTATTTGATGAATTAACTGAAGTTGAATGTGACAATGAATATTGTGGTCAAATTATAACTAGATATAATGAGGAAGCTGAAACAGTATTAATATTAGGTCATTTATATAAATTTTGCTGTGAACATTGTGCTGGAGAAGGTGAATGGAGTATTCGTTATGATTACAGAAAAGCTATGCGTAGAAGAGCTTAAAATATAATGAAAAATTTGAAAAAAATGCAAAATTTAAAAAAAATTGAAGTTTTTTATATAAGATTGTTTTAATTTATCAAAAATGTATATGATAACTAATCAAAATGGCTCTTTTACATCCTCTTTTCGATATCCTGCCAAAGGTAATTGTTGATGAAATATTTTCATATGATCCTCTACATAGAGAATATATGAAAGAAGTATTTGAAGAATTAAAAAATAAACATGACTCTCGTTATATGTGTAATAGATATGATTGTAAAACAAATTGTTATGATAATTTTCTAGAAACAAGTATAATATTTCATAATTTTAGATTTTGCTGCGAAGATTGTCTTGGTGAAGGAGAAGATGAAATTAGACGGGATATGGTAATCTTTTCACGCACTAGACCTCCTTTTAACAGCAATAAGCGAATTTTTAAAATTTAACTAAAGTATTTTTTTAATCTTCTTTTTCATAATATTTTTTTTCTATTTCTCTCCATGTTGTTAAAATTTTGGATAATTGACTATTATTCCATATACATGTTTCATAACCAGGTAAATGAAATTCGGTTGTATAATCCATCATCCAACAAAAATTACACTCTTTAGTTTTCCATCTATTAGCTCTAGGATTAAAATATCTATAACATTTACATTCATTTTCCTTTACCAAAGATTCTTCATAATCATCTTGTGCTTCATACAAATAATCAATATGATAGTATACTGCTTCTAAAGCTATTTCATTTATTAGATAAGTTTGTATAATATTTATAATCTCAATAGGAAGTTTATGTTCAATAATACTCAAAGGTGAATTCATTTTTCATTTATTACTTAATATTTATTTCATTCATATTTCAATTTTAATATAAATTTAATATAATGACAAGCAAAACTGATTTAGCTTACTCTGATGATGTTTATTTTCCTGAATCATTATTAGATGGATGGTTAAGTGTATCTGCTGTATTACTAACTACTAGTTTATTATTTTACCATATGTCGCGTGTAAAATCTTTAAAAGTAAAACCATATTTGGC